AAACTGGTACCCCATAGCAGGGAGTCAGAGGATGAGATGTCTTCAGGAACTCCCTGCCCTACATGGGCAAGAGATAAGAGTATGTCGATTCGATAAAGAATGGTGGTTAGTATTCTATCTATGGGGTCAGACAGAAGAAAGAAACAGAATAGTAGCAATCTATTTTCAAATGCTAGAGTTAGTATGGAAGTCAATGTATTACGAGGAGAATGGTGTAGACTCTATGGGAACAGATTATAAAATATTTGAAAAAATTGGCGATGAACTAGAGGGGTGGAAACACAAACAATGAGATATGTAATCACAGGAGGGGGAGGCTTTATTGGCTCTCACTTAGCAGAAAGAATAAGAAAAGAAGTTAATGATGAGATAGTAGTAATTGATAAAATATCAAATCATGGAAATACTAATAACTTAAATACAAGTGAGTACACATACTATTTAGCTGATATAGCCGATTCAGAGATAATGATGAAAGCACTACAAAAAGATGATGTAGTATTTCATCTTGCAGCACAGCCTCATGTAGATTTATCTTATGTTAGTCCTATGGAAACTACTATTAGTAATGTATTAGGAACACATAGTGTACTAAACTCATGTAAACAAAATGAAGTTAAAAGTCTAACAGTAATGAGTACAGATGAAGTGTATGGGTCTACTAATGTTATAGATAGTAATACTAAGCTTGACCCAACTAACCCATATAGTGCAACAAAAGCGGCTGCAGATATGATGGTAAATAGTTATAAACACATGTACCCTGAGATGAAGATTAATACTCTTAGGTCAAATAATATTATCGGACCGCGACAGTTTATAAGAAATATAATACCTAGATTCTCACTCCAAGCCCTAACGGGTAGGAATATAACTTTGCACGGTAAGGGAGAAGCTAGAAGAAGATATTTATGGGTAGAAGACGCCGCAGATGCTTTGTGGAAAATATCTAAAAGTGAATATAATCATAAGATATATAATATCGGACATCCTGAAGTTTACTCTAATTTAGATGTAGCAAAAATTATATGTGACCATTTGAACGTTGGTCACGATATCATTCAAACAACTGACGATAGAATTTTCAATGATACAATATATCCGTATAACCCAACAGATATTTCTAATGACTTAGGATGGTCACATACAATCAATCCTTCCGTGTCAATACCTCGAACAATCGACTGGTACAAAGAGAACATTCGATATTTTGAAAAATTCTTTGATATACTATGAGTGAGTATGAAAAATTGAATGGAGGCATGCGATTTGCACCAGACCCACAATGGATACAAAATAGCTTTAATCATCATTGGATGGGATTATGTCACTTAATATCTCAGCTAGATATACAGAAAGGTAGAATGATAGAGATAGGTTCTTATGCTGGAGAAAGTACAGCAATGTTTGCTTCTAGTGGTAAGTTTATAAGTATCGATACGATTGACCCTTATTACTGGTCTGGTAGTCACGAAGTAGAAATGGAGTATAAGGTTAATACTAGACACTGGGATTATATAAAACAACACAAATATTATAGTCAAGACATACATAACAAATTCGATAATAATAAATATGATTTTGTATACATTGATGGAGACCACAGCGGTGAGACTGTAGCTAGAGATATAAAACAATACTTTCCAAAAATAAAACCAGGCGGGTACATAGGTGGTCATGATTATCACAAGATTTACTGGCCCGAAGTATGTGACGCAGTAGACAAGGTATTTCCAGTTGTTGACAGATTTGCTGACACAAGTTGGTTATGCCAAAAATAGTTCTTGACAAATCCTTAAAAAATTGATATAATATATATAATTATGATAGCAGAAGACTTACTACGAGAGAAAAAAATTGATTATCGCATAAGCGGACAAGATGCCGTAGTGTCCTGCCTTAACCCAGAACATGATGACAGTAACCCTTCTATGAGAATAGATAGAGTAACAGGTGTATTTAATTGTTTTTCATGTGGGTACAAAGGTAATCTGTTTACATTTTTTGGTGCACCTGCTTCTCCGTTAGAAGTTCGTATGCACCGTATTAAAGAATCAATCAACAAAGTCAGGTCAGCAACTGTCGGTATCCAACTCCCAAAGGATAGACTATCGTGGAAAGGTGGTGGAATCAGAAATATATCTGAGGAAACTCTAGCTAAATGGGATGCGTTCACATGGAACGTTCCTAAGTTTGAGAATCGCATCATCTTTCCGATACGAGATATCACAGGCAAGACGGTGGCTTTAATAGGAAGAAGCTTAGATGACTTCAGTCCTAACAAATATTACATTTACCCTAATGGAGTAGAGATGCCTTTCTGCCCAGCTAAGGTAAAACCAATACAAAACAGAGTTATCCTTGTAGAAGGAATCTTTGATGCACTTAACCTATGGGATAAAGGGCTCAAGAATACTGTATGTTGTTTTGGTACACAGCAAGTAAACTGGGTTAAGCTTAGTTTATTAAAACTCCAAGGGATAACTGGTATAGATATCATGTTTGATGGAGATGAAGCAGGAAGGCAAGCTGGCGAGAAAGCCAAAGACCTTGCAGAAAAACTAGAGATGTCTGCAAGAGTAGTAAAACTAAGAGACAATATAGACCCTGGCAACTTAACAAGACCAGAGTTAGAAAGATTAAAGGAAAAATTATATGGCTAAAGTAGCAATTATAGAAACAACAATGTCCAGCACTAACTGGAACAAGTACTTTGAGTTTGAACTCGACAGGTTTGCCCTGTGTTCAGATTCTAGTAAAAAGAAAATTTTGAAAAGAGATGTTGATATCGAAATCGATACTGATGCGTACGATTGGCTCATAGTTGTGGGTTCCGAACCTTTCAAAATGTTTACAAAAAAGACATCAATAACTGAGTACAATGGAAAAGTTGTTGATTCTAAGTTTTTAGCAATAATAAATCCTGCAATGATAAAGTTCAGACCAGAAGCAAAGAAGTCGTTCGAGGAAGCTGTCGAGAGCATAACAGGATATGTTAGCGGAGAACTACAACAAATGACCATACCAAAAGACAGATGTTATGGCATACAAGACACAGAAGAATTAAATGCGTGGCTGCAAAAAGCATTAGACCACGAAGGGGATTTCATAGCCCTTGACTCTGAGACATCAGCACTATACTGCCGTGATGGCTATATGCTTGGTTTCTCTATGTCCTATGAAAAAGAACATGGAATATATGGCGACTGCGACTGCATGGACGAAGAATCAGAAAGACTCATGCAAGAAATCTTTAATAAGAAAAGAGTAGTATTTCATAATGCTAAGTTTGATTTACAATGGTTTGAGTATCATTTCAACTTTGAGTTTCCGCATTTTGAAGATACTATGCTCATGCATTATATGTTTGATGAAAGACCTGGAACACATGGTCTTAAGACACTAGCAATTAAGCATACTCCATATGGAGACTACGAAGCAGAGTTGTCCGACTGGATAGCGGACTTCAAGAAAAGAACAGGTATACTCAAAGATTCATTTGATTATAGTATGGTTCCGTTTGAAGTTATGCGTAACTATGCTGCAATGGATGCTATAGTTACATTTCTATTGTTTGAAAAGTTTGAGAAAGCACTAAAAACTAACGACAAATTATATGGAGTATATAAAACTATTCTAATAGAAGGTTGTAGATTTTTGAAGTGTATAGAAAGCAATGGAGTTCCTTTCGATAGTGCTCGTCTAGAGTTTGGCTCTAAAAGAATGGGTGAAGATATAGACAAAGCAGTAAAAGCTTTGAATGAGATTCCTGAAGTAAAACGATTTATTACAGATAATCAAGGATTCAACCCAAACAGTACACTACAGCTTAGAACGTTACTATTTGATTATTGTGGACTCAAGTCTGATAAGAAAACTGCAACGGGTGCGCTGTCAACTGATGCTGAAGTACTTGGTAATCTTGCAGAAGAACATGAAGTACCGAAACATATACTAGAAGTCAGACAGAAAGTTAAGATTAAATCTACATATCTTGATAAAATTATACCAAACCTCGATAGAGACGGTAGACTTCGTACAGGTTTCAATCTTCATGGTACAACCAGTGGTAGATTGAGTAGTAGTGGTAAACTGAATATGCAACAGCTTCCAAGAGACAACCCCACTGTAAAAGGTTGTATCAAAGCAAAAGCTGGAAACAAAATAGTTGCAATGGACTTAACAACAGCAGAAGTATACTGTGCGGCTGTATTAGCAGACGACAAAGGACTTATGAATGTATTTAAGTCAGGGGGTAACTTTCATAGTACGATTGCAAAACAAGTATTTAGACTACCAGGAGATGTAGATGATATAGCAACAAACTATGGTGCACAAAGACAACAAGCAAAAGCTGTTACCTTTGGTATCATGTATGGTGCTGGACCGAAGAAGATTAGTGAACAAGTAACAAAGGATAGTGGAGAGTATTTCAGTATGCAAGACGCAGCAAATACTATCAAAGACTATTTCGAGGCGTTCCCTAAACTTCGTGAATGGCTAGACAATCAGAAGAAATTTATTCAAGCGAATGGATTTGTTTATAGTAGGTTTGGTAGAAAGAGAAGATTACCTGATGTGTTTTCACAAGATAAAGGAATCTCCTCACACGAAGTTCGTAGTGGAATCAACTTTCTAGTACAATCAGTTGCATCTGATATCAACCTTATGGGCGGTATAGATATGCAAAGATACATAGAAAAGACAGGTATGAAAGCTAAGATATTTGCACTTGTTCACGATTCGGTACTAGCAGAAGTACCTGAAGATGAAATAGAACATTACTCAGAAAAACTTCAAGAGTTTATACAAAGAGATAGAGGATTATCAATCCCAGGCGCTCCAGTCGGATGTGACTTTGACGTTGCTGATGACTATTCATTAGGAAAGTTTGAGAAATTATATGGCATTTCATGAAATAAATTGGTACTGTGATACTGACTATATGTTAGATGTATGGGAAAAGTGTGGTCGTAAACAAACGACTCTAAAAGACCCAAACATAAATGAGTTTATGCAACCTCTTTTAACAGTGTTTGACGCTGCTATAAAAGAGAAAAAATACCAACTAGGTATAATGCAAGTAGTGAATGATAAAACAACTGTATCAGGCCCTAACTGGAAGTCAGTATATGTTTGGGGATTTGACCCTTTTCATGTAAATATAAATGGTTGGAAAATGCACTCAGCAATATGTGATGTGACTAAACCCATAGAAATAATGGGACCTCACTTAGCAGTATATACAAGTTTAACCTATGAAGCACTAAAGTTAGGTTATGATAAATATTGGGGTAAGAGTCAAATCAACAGGAAAGTAGTAACAGCGCAGGAGGTCTTTGGTGGCAATGTACGTACAGACGACATTGACGTTATGTAAGTTTCCTATGTATGTTCTTTCAGAAGAACCAGAACTAGTAGATGGTTTGGTATGGATTAATGACGAAGTAGTAGATGATAAAAATATGTTAGGAAAAACCATTGGACATAGAAGATTACAAACACCTATGAAAAGTTTATACTCTTTACATAGACAGATAAACGAACCTAGTAATGTGTATAAACATAGAGGTAAACATTTTATAGATACCGAAGGTACGTATTACTACAAAGAATTAAAACCAATAGGAGCAATAAAATATCATAAGATAGCTTCTATAAAAGAGAAACAAGGTATTAGAACTATAAGATGTCGTGACTTGGCTATAACGCTAAAAACACTAACTCCGCAACCAGCAAATGCAAAATGGTGCGGAGTTTTGTATGTAAAAAATATGCCTTGGACTTTATGGGAATATAGTGAAACTAAAAAGAAGGATAGAAAGAGAAACGTATGATACACTTTAATGTAGATAACTTTATAAATCCATATGAAGTACAAAGACTAGAAGAAGTCATTGAAAGAGATGAGTGTGAAATATTGGGTATACCGAATGAAAACATTCATAGACATTATCCTGCTCTTACAAGTCAGTACCATGTATATAATTGGTTACAAAATAATGCAGTTGCTTCATTAAACTTACCTGATAGATTTTTCGAAATGAAAGCACTAGAAAAATATGATACGCTATATATTCAGTGCTGGTGCAACATAGTAAGAGAAGGAGAAAAACTAAGTAAACATGTTCACGCAGGATTAAAAGGACATAATAAGTTTTATGCAGCAAACTTGTTTATATCAGGAAATACAAAACCAGGTACTTGGTATGATGGAATAGGTACAGTAGAAAACAAAGCAGGTACACTAACATTTTTTGATTGCAAATATCCTCATGCAGTTCCTGTAAATAAAACAAAAACACATAGAATTAGTATGGCATTTGATATTTGGTATGAAAAACCAGAAGGTTACGAAGAACCTCGATGGCTTACATTTAAAAAAGAACAATTAATAACTGACCCTATGGGTCGATGCTGGCCAGATTGGCCTCCAGGAGAATAACATGGTAGATATAGAGAACTTAAAAAAAGCACTAGAAAGTAGTATTGTACTTATAGAATTTGAATCATTGAAAAGTGGTAAAACTCACAGCAGAGAGTATACTCTATCACAAGATTATTTACCATTACCTAATCATATATCACGACAGTCTGGTGATAGATTAATATGTTTTGATATAGATTTTCAGAAATGGGAAGATATACTTCTTACAACTATAATCAATTGGAAAGTAGTAGATGGTATTACAAACAATCCTTATGGACAGGTAACTGCACACGGAAACTGGACTAAAGAAAATAACTAATGTGTGGATTCGTAGTATCAAATAAATCAGGCGTAGTTAGAGAAGGGCTTCTTAGACAAAGACATAGAGGCCCTGACGGGGTTTCTATGTGGAAAGATAAAGGATTAGAAATGGGACACATTTTGTTAGATATAAATGGTAGTAAAACACTACAGCCATATACTACAAAGGAAGGAAATGTATTAGTATTTAATGGAGAAATGTATAACTGTCCAGTAGAAAATGACACGGCATGGTTGGGGGAAGGTATGGATAGATATGGCATACGTTTTCTAGAGTATAATAATTGGCATGGTGCAGTTGCATATTTTGATATTAAAAAGAACGAGCTACTAGTAACAAGAGACCATTTTGGTGCTAAGCCTCTATGGTTTCAAATGCTATCTCCAACAGAATGGATGTTTAGTACAAGTTTAAGAAGTATGGTACATAAAAAGATTGATGAAAAATCTAAATCTTCTTTCTTATTTAATCCTATATGGCACGGAACGAGTTGTCCTTACCAAAATACGTGGAAAGTAGCACCTGGTCAGACGTTTAAGTTTGACTTAAGTAACCCAGGAGAAAGAGTACACAAAAATTTATGGGATTACTACAGAATAGAGTCTAGAAGATTTAAGAAAGAAAGAGTTAGAGAAAAATTAATAACAAGTATACAATCTATTGCCAAGAATAAACAGAAAACAGGAATATTTTTAAGCGGCGGACTAGATAGTACGTTTGCCTTAGCAGCTGTAAAAGATATGGGATTAGACCTTACAGCTTATATATTGGCATATGATGAAAAGAAAGGGTCAATACAAGACCATGATACTTTTAGAAACGAATCTAAGATGGCAATACAAACCTGCAAAGAATGGAATATACCATATAAAGTTGCAACTCTACACGAAGAAGATGTAGAACATTACGGCAAGATGTGGATGAACTATACTCATTTTCCTTGGACTGATAGATTAAGACAAGCACCTAGATTTTTATTAGCAAAGACTGCTTCTGAAGATGGATGCAAAGTTATACTTACAGGAGATAGTGCAGACGAGTTATTCACAGGATATTACCACCACGATAAAAGATTTGAAGAAGGGTATGATGATGAGACAATAAAAAGAGCAGAAAAAATGGGCTGGACTCCACACAAAATATGGCATAAAACAGACCACTGGAATAATGGTTTATTTTATGATTTATTAGTAACATCCGAACAGAATATACTTGCAGCTGACCAGACTTGCGGTATGTTTGGTATGGAGTCAAGACCTGTATTTTTACAACAAGATTTTGTAAGATGGATATTTGAACAAGACGGAGAAGTTAAGTTCAAAACACATCCTGATTATCCTAAAGGAACATACAAGTATATTTTAAGAGATTTACTAGGTGATATGTTACCTGAACATGTGCGAAACAGAAAGCAGAAAACAGGGTGGTCAAGTCCTTGGAACAATAATATAAAAAAATTACAACAAAAATGGAGGAATCAAGATTGGGAAACACTGAAAAGTTATCAATAGGATTTACTTGTGGAGCCTTTGACTTACTTCATGCAGGACATATAGTAATGCTCAAAGAAGCAAAAGAAAACTGTGACTATTTAATAGTAGGATTACAGACAGACCCTAGTCTAGATAGACAAGACAAGAATATACCTGTTCAATCTGTATTTGAAAGATATATACAACTAAGAGCAGTTAAGTATATAGACGAGATTATTCCCTATGATACAGAACAAAGTCTACTAGACTTACTAGAGGCTACAGAAATACATCTTCGATTTGTCGGAGAGGATTATGTCGACAGACATTTTACAGGCAAAGGATTGCATGAGATTTTTTACACAAGTAGACAGCACTCTTTTTCTAGTACCAATTTGAGAAATAAGATAAATGAAAGCAGTTATTAGTAACAGAATATATTTACAAGTAAGTAAAGAAACTAATAATTCAATCGAGAAAGAACTTACCTACACAATTCCTGCTCGTATGCCTCAAGACCCTCCTTTAGTATTTAAAACAATTAAGTATATAAAAGAAGGTTTAATTTCCATACCTGTTGGAAGAGTTGATTTGATACCAGATGATTACGAAGTAATCGACAAACGAGTTACCTCGCCTACTGAACATGCAAAATTTAAGTTTGATTTACGACCTTCCCAAAAAGCGGTTCATGACGAGATAGATGACAATGCTATAGTGAACGCATGGGTAAGTTGGGGAAAGACATTTACAGGTTTAGCTATCGCAGCGAAGCTTGGTCAGAAAACATTAGTTGTTACCCACACAACTAACTTAAGAAATCAGTGGGAAAAAGAAGTACAAAAATGCTTTGGAATTGAACCAGGCAGGATAGGTAGTGGAGACTTCAAAATTGATGCTCCTATCGTGGTCGGGAATATTCAGAGTTTATACAGAAAAATGGACGATATCAAAAAGAAATTCGGGACAGTGATTTTAGATGAAATGCATCACGTCAGTAGTCCTACTTTTACTCGTATAGTAGATGAAATGCCAGCTAGATATAAGATTGGACTGACAGGAACACTAGAACGAAAAGACGGTCGTCATGTGGTATTTAGAGACTACTTTGGACACAATGTATTCAAACCACCAAAAGAAAACTATTTGATACCTAAAATTCATATAGTAAAGTCAGATATAAGATTCTTAGATGGAGCGTTTACCCCTTGGGCAGAACGTATAAATCACTTAGCTTATAATGAAGAATACGTACATAGTGTGGCTTTGATTGCATCAAAGTATGCTGCATTAGGTCACAAGGTATTAGTAGTATCAGATAGAGTTGCATTTCTAAAAGCCTGTGCAAGATTGTGCGGTGATAATGCAGTATCAATAACTGGAGATATGGACTTTGAAGAACGAGAAAATACTATGAAACTAATAGGAAAAGATAAAAATATTCTATTTGGTACACAGTCAATATTCTCAGAAGGTATATCTTTAAATGATTTAAGTTGCCTCGTATTAGGCACTCCAGTCAACAATGAACCTCTTCTTACACAGTTAATCGGTAGAGTAATACGTGATAAAGAAGGAAAAGAACAACCTATAGTGGTTGATATACATTTAAAAGGAAAAACAGCATCCCGACAAGCAAATGCTAGAATGGGGTACTATATAAAACAAGATTACGAGGTAAAAATATTATGAGTGTAGAAGTACAACTTAACTTAGAAAAAATGAGGCAGATGAAGATATATCTTGCAACTCCAATGTATGGGGGTATGTGTCATGGTATGTACACAAAGTCTTTAATGGACACAACAAACGTAGCAATGCAGTACGGAATACCTATTGAGATTTATTATTTGTTTAATGAATCTTTAATTACTAGAGCAAGAAACTATTGTGTAGCAAACTTTTTAAAATCAGATGCTACGCATTTACTTTTTGTAGATAGCGATATACATTGGAGCGCAATGGACTTGATGTATATGTTACATATTGTATCAGAAAAGCCAGAACTATATAGAATTATGTGTGGACTATACCCCAAGAAAACTATTGCCTGGGAGAAAATATTGAAAGCAGCACAGTCAGGAGAGTATGACGAAAACCCATGGGAACTACAAAAATTAGGAGGAGATATGGTATTTAATCCTTTACCTCATGAGTACCCTGATGGAAGAGCGCCTATTAATGAACCAGTAAAAATCAAAGAAGGTGCTACTGGATTTATGCTAATACAAAGAAGCGTTTTTGAAGAGTATGCAGCAGCTCACCCTGAGTTACTATATACTCCTGACCACTTAAGAGAAGGAGAGTTTGGTTTAAATGAGAAGATTCATGCTTTCTTTGATTGTATTATAAATGAGCAAAACAGGTATCTATCAGAAGACTACATGTTTTCCGAATATTGTAGAAATCTAGGTATGGATATATGGGCATTACCTATGATAGAACTAATGCATTGTGGTAGTTATATATTTCAAGGTAGCATAGCAAGAATGGCGCAAGCCGATGTTCATGCTACAGTTGACGAGGAAACTATAAAAAAGATGCAAAAGGCTAAAGCTGAAAAAGCTCAGAAAAATAGTTCTTGACACGAACTCAAATATTTGTTATAATATGTTACTATTTAATTGGAAGAAGATAATGAGAGTGAGTAATGGAAGTGTCGAGGATATAATTCAGATACTAAGAATAATTACTTATAAAATTGAACCAAAAAATTACTATGATAAAACATTTAAGTTTTACAAATATCGATTTGGTGGTCATTCGTTCCTGAAGAATCCGAAGGAATTAATGGAAACTGGTCGGGCATTTAGTGATAGAGAAGTTGTGGAGTATGCAGGTGTCGCATCATTCCGTAATTATCACGATTATGTCAACACAAAAGACACCACACTAGACCTCTTTGACTGTGAAGTTAGTGAGGAAATAATAAATAATAATAGACTGCTTGAACTTAAAGACGGACGGATTCACTTTATGTTTGAGGAGACAATGGAGAAATAAAATGGCAATTGGATTCAACCAAACCAAGGGCTCAGCCCAAAAAAACAAAATAGAAACATACAACTACGCAGGTAAAGAAGACCACCACGTAAGACTGGTAGGAGATTTACTTCCTAGATATGTATACTGGATTAAAGGAGAAAATGGCAAAAACATTCCTATGGAGTGCTTATCTTTTGACAGAAACTCTGAAACATTCAACAATGTAGAACATGACCATGTTCGAGACTTTTACCCTGATTTAAAATGTGGATGGAGTTATGCCGTTCAGTGTATTGACTACGCCGATAAATCT